CTATCTATGCCAATACGATGACGAACATGATTCCGTTCTTCGCTGGTGGTGGTATCGTGCCACATGCCGCCAACGGATACTTCGTGCCAGGCACCCATTTCAGCAATGACGTGACCCCAATAATGGCAAATGCAGGCGAGCTGGTGCTAAACCGTGCCCAGCAAGGCGCGTTGGCAGGCCAGCTCCAAGGCACCGCCTCCAACATCCACATGACCGCCAGCGTCCAAGGCGAACAAATAATCCTCGCCGCGAACCGCACATTCAAGCGCAAAGGCCAGGGCGAAATCGTCACCTGGAAGAATTAACCACCGTGCCCAGCGGTTCTCCGCTTGGCCTAAACAATAAAGATATGACAGGCAAAGATATAATCGTAACCCTCACAAACTCCAGCTCGCAAGTGCTTGCGAGCACCGCCATTAAGTCCCAGGACATCAAGACGCAGTGTGACACCCTTGAAAAAGCCAGCAGCACACAGCAGGCGTGGCGCGAGTTCGTGGCCGGTCGCAAGGACTGGTCGCTCACCGTCAGTTACCTCGTCCTCGCTGCCTCGAAGGTAAAAGACCTGCTGATGGTCGGCCAGACCTTTGGCATCACCGTCCAGAAAATCAACGACAACACCAACAAAGTCAGCGGCTCCGCCATCCTGACAGCCGTCCAGCAGACCTCGACCGTCGGCAATCTTGCCACCGGCTCGTTCACCTTTCAGGGCACCGGCGCACTGATTTAGAACGTGTAGTCATCCACGCCGCTCCAATCAGCATCCACCTGCACGGGCATAGCCACCGCACCGCCACCGCCGAAGATGTCGCCTGTGTAGTTCGTGACACGATTCTGATGTATCGGCACATTCTCCAGCACGCACTCGCCCAGCTCATTGTCGTTCGCGTCGTATGCCGTAATCGTCACCTTTGTCAGCACGTCGTCCGCCTCATGCGGCATCGTATATACTTCGTACACCCCATTGACATCAAACGCCCTCACCTCCGTCTGTCTCGAATTGACACAACCGAAGCCCGTCAGCGGCGAAAGCGTTGACGACCCTCCCGTGTAGTAGAACTTCAGGCTCGCAATATCATCCCGCAGGCTCCCGTCCGTCAGCGTCAGCCGTAGCATAGCCACCGACCTGTGCAGCGTCAGCACCGTCTCGCTCCTCTCATCACCAACAGTAACCTCCCCGCAGAACGAAAACGTGTCCGTTACCTTATTGTTCGGGAACGTCACCTTCTCCACATTCGTAATCGTAGCCGACCCGCCGCAGTTATGCGCCACGGCCACCACGCGATACGTCCCAGGAGCCACCGCCAGCGACACCAGCCCGAACGCCCCGTCGCCCAACGTCTGCGCCACCGTCTTAACCTTCGCGCCGTCAGCTGCAAATACCGCCACGTTCAACCGCCCGCACACATTCTCCAGCTCAACACCCCCGCGCGTCTCACCGCCGTCAACGGCCATTCTGAGTACTAAGTTTGCATCGGCATCGTGCCCGCTGCCTTCGTCAATAACTACCTTTTCACAGGCTGACAGCATGATTGCCGTCAGGAGATACATTAACTTTTTCATAACTTTACCATTCTAATGTGTAACTGTCGAGCCACTCTGTATTGAGCGACACGCTGAATGTAGTCGCGGACGTGAACAGGTTGCCGATGGCCTCTGTCACGCGGTTGCGCAGGAAAGGAACATCGGACAAAGCAACGCTGCCAAGTATGTCACCGCCGGAGTTCTTTGCAACTATGCCGACATCAGCCGTCCACTCGTCATCATCGCTCAGGCTGAAGAGGTTCACCACAAGCTGTCCTGACGTGCCGATGTAGGATGACGGGACAGCCACCGTGCGCGAGTCATGAGACTCGCCGACCGCCGCACCTGTTGTGTAGTCAATACCGGCATACCAGGGGGATTGTGTCAGCTCCAATGTAGCCGTACCAGTCGGCACCTCGTCGTTGACGGCGACTCTTAGCTTTGTTACAACGCGGTCAAGAGCGACTGGAACCGACGAAGCCGACCCGCTACCAACCGTCACGCTAACGGATTTCCAGAATGTGTCGCTGGGAGACAGCCACGTAATATCCGTTCCGCTGACGGTTGGAGTCTTACCGCGTGCAGCCACGAAATAGACGTTGTGCTCACCGTAGGCCATTGCAACGGACGGAGACGAGAAATCCACGTCGGCTGCCACCTTATGGATTGTCTGGACGAGCTCCCCGTCAACATAGTCAAACAGCCAAAGGTCGGTCATCTCCTGCCCGTCCGCTTCCAGTGAGCGCGTAGTCACCGACCACCCGTTACTGGAAACCTCAAACGTCACATTCTTGGCCTTCTGAGGCTCTGTCGGCATTTCTACCTTTTCTTCACAGGCGGTTAGCGTCATCAAGGCGACCGCCATAAACAAAAACTTTTTCATAGGCATTTTATATTTGAGTTAAACATCATCATCTATCAGAGCGTCTTGCGGTTTTCCCGCAAGAACTGCCGCTACTCTATCGAAATCGTCATAGACCGCTTTAGGCATCACCTTAGCGTAGCGTTGCGTCTGTCGGATGTTGGTATGTCCGACCATCTTACTGACGTGTTCCAGCGGCACCCCGTTTGACAGCATCCAAGTCGCAAACGTATGACGTGCAAGGTGGCTGTGCAGCTTAGACGTAAAACCAAGAGCCTGCTGAATCACCTTCAGACAAGCATTATACTGCGTATTATTCATCTTCGGCACCTCCCATCCGTACCGTTGCAGAATCTCCACCACCGGCGGCAACAACTGCGACACATACGGCACCCCCGTCTTGATCCTATTCCCGACATGCACCCACCGCTCAGAGCGTCCGCTGGTTCCCCCAGCGGCCTCCCTCTTATAATCAGCAATATCAAACGCCTGCGCATCCGAATACGAAAGCCCCGTGTACATCTGGAACACAAACAAGTCCCTGGCAATTGCCATCTGAGTGCCCGCCAACGGATGCAGGCTCTCTAACGCTTTCATCTCCTCTTCCGTCAGATACTCCGTCGATTCGCTCTCGCATTTCCGGAACTCACCTCTAAGCCTGTCATACGGGTTCTGTTCGATTTTCCCCATCTTCACCGCCCGCGCCAGCAGCGACTTCAAATCCTTATGATAATTATGCACCGACGCGCTGCTGATGAACTCCCGCTCACGTCCAGCCTGTACGTCAGCATTTGATTGCGGTTTCGGCAGCTTATGCAGCCAACCGTCCCACTCGTATATATTCTCAACCGTCAGGTCTTCCCACTGCCTGATCCTGCCAAACGCCTCCAGCCGTTTCTGCATCACACGGAAATGCCGCCGTGTCCCGTCCTTTACATTCAGGGCCGCTATCTGACCGTCAATCCAGTTCAGCAGCACGTCCGGCTCAGTAGCCCGTGGTCTTTTCACCTCAAACAGCTTCTCCTTGATAGCCGCGACATCAATCTCCCGTCCGTCATCCATGCAGCGCGTCACCTCCTCGCTGACCTTCCTCACCATCGAGCCGAGCCTGTCATTCAGCGTCTCAGCGTCGGCCCTGTGCAGCACCGTCCCAGCCCATTGTTTAGGAAGGACGCGCACGCCCGTACTAATATAATATGACTTGCGGTTTGCCGAAATCCTTATCTCCAGCAAGCCCTCCGTGTCCTTGTTCGCTTTCTTCTTTCGGTCGTACACCACCGCCGTTGTATAGTTGTTCATCTTGTTTTTCGTTTTAAGTTATCTTCATTCGCCGCGGTTCAGGGTCATAACCCTACCAGCATTACATCTATAAATCCCGTTTTACCGCGCCAAGGTAAAACATCCGGGTAAAACATTGGTAAAACATTTCGCGGAGAAACACCCCTCAAATACCTACTAACCCGTTTTACCGCCATCCTGCACAATCTCTCGAAACATTAATAAAATCGAGGGTTTTCAGGTGCTATCCATCAAACCCTCGATCTCTTTCTGTGATTCCGGCGGGATTCACTATAATCGAGGGGTTTATTTGTATTTATGGTGGTTTTAGAATTTTCATTTTTCAAAAGGTAAAACAATTGGGTTATTTTTATGCGTTTTTACCTTCAGCTGCTCCGACGGGGAATGGATAGTCGGTCATGGCGTTGGAGTCGATGACGCGACGGAGTTCGGCGATGCGGTGCAGGCGTTCTTCGGCGAGCTTGGTGAGGTCGGCGATGCGGTCGTCCTTGGCTTTGATCAGTTCGTCCTTTGTTGCGAGTTCACGCTTTAACGACGCAATGGTTTCGTCGGTCTTGGCGAGGATTGCGTTGATGTAGCTGGAGAAGTCGGGGTTACCGTAATCACGTTCTGGAACTTCTGACAGTAGCATATAGTCGCTGTCGCCCTGGAACCACTTTAGATTATAACGATTACCGAATGCGGCGTTGAGCTTATTGAATGTCTCGACGCTGACGCTTTTTATTTCATTATTCTTTATACGTGTGAAGGTGACAGCATTGATTCCTGTCATCTCTGCCAGTTTATTGAACTTTGTAATGCCGTCAGTTGCGGCTATATCGTTCAACATTTCACGGAACTTTTCTCGTGTATCGACCATAAATTAGTTCAAATTAGCACGTTTTCTATTAAAATTACTTAAATAATTGCACTAATTAGCGTAGATTTGCACGCCATGTAATTTTTTATTATTATATTTGCACCCGAAACAAGCAAGCAAGCAAGACAACGAGGCAAGAAAATAGCCGTCAGACGGTAGGCCGTCTTAGCGGAGCGGATAACCGCCATTGCAACACACTTTTGGCGAGGTGTTAGTTTTGCAAATATACGGTTTTTTCTGCCAAGTTGTACGCAAGCAAGCAAATAATTAAGAAAAATTAAAGGAATAATGGTAACAGACAAAGTAACAAAGGAGGATTTGAAGGCTTTTGCCGTGGGCGACCAGAAGGTGTTCACGCTTCCGAATTATAACAAGGCAAGAGCGGCGCAGAGCTATGCAAACCAGCTGAAGAATGACGTTGAGACATACGGTTGGACGTTCAAGGCTATTATCGGTGATGCGATTGATGGAACGATGCAGCGAACGGTGACAATTACAAGGACAGCATGACCTCGCGGGATAACCGCGAGGCGCACTTAACGGATAAGGAATTATGGCTGAGATTGACAGACAGTTGAGGAAGGACATTGCTGCGGAGGTGGCCGTGGCGGTGAGGGAGACGCTGGCCAGGATGGAGGAGAAGTGGCTGACGGCGGAGCAGGTGTGTGAGCATTTTGCGATTGCAAAGGAGTGGTTGGAGAACTACGGCGAGACTTTACCGAGGGAGACGTTTATTGTTGAGACGGCTGACGGGAAGAAACATGTTAGCAGGTTTAAGTATCCGATGCACAAAATTAACCAATGGATAGAGGAGGGGAAAATGAAGAAGCTGAAGGTTTTGAAGATGTAGTAGGGGTTGTCACGATGGAATCGTGACGCAAAGGACGAAGACTTTGGAAGGTTAGCTCAGGTGGTTTAGAGCGGCTGACGTGGGAAAAACGGCGAGATGGAAGCGACACGTTGGTGGAACATGTAAACGACGGTGGTTCGATTCCCCCACCTTCCGCGAAGATGAAAGGAGAAGAGGTCATTGACATTGTGGACACTGGAATGTAACCAGAATAAAATAAAGAGATGGTGAGGGAAGCTCGCGCGACGGTTAGTAGGCAGACACTGAAGGCCGTTGGCACGCTGTAAGGCCGAAAGGCCGTAACCGTGACGGTTGACGAAGAGCTGGCCCAAAAGGAGTGATACTGATGAGTCTGGCTGAAAGACCTATTCTTTGTGAGTCGTCAAACAGATGACGGAAAAGGGGAAGAGCCATTAGGAGACTGCGGCACCGGGCCGTTGGTACCATTAAGTCACTCCAGGACATGCTGTCGTTAATGCGGCCACCTTTCCTTTCGGGGGAACCGAAAGGCGCACTGGAAGGGGAAGGTGACGGAAACCCAAGCCCGTTAAACGCAGAGGGGCGACAACAAATAACAAGGCGAGACTGGCGGCTGTGCGACCGCGTATAACAATAGTAGTAATTATTCCTTCAGAATTTCAAGAGATAGTGGACGTGGCTGCGGTCTTGCCTTTTTTCAAGCGGGGGAACCGCTTGACGCTGTGATTGATTTTTTTACAACTTAAAACAACAACAATTATGGAAGATTTATTTGAGATTTTGACGAACGAGGACAAGTCATTTCAGTTTGACTGGTGGGTTTATGCTATCGTTATGCCGGTGGCTTTGGTGGTGTTGATGGCTATTGCCGGATGGCTGGAAGGATTTGTATGACCGATGTATGATCCGCAGGATGATGCCATATTTGGCCACGATATGCGGCATAAGCCGCCGATGGCTGACTTGCTGACATCGAAGAATGGATGGGAAGGCAGTCACGGACGGCTGGCTTACTCGCAAATGGTCAGAACGCAAACTGGCAACGTCAGTGAGTATGCCGTCAGGATGCTTGGTGGTATGCCGAAAGGTTACATCATTGTCAGCGAGAAGTCAGTCAATTATGACACTGGAACGGCTATTCGTGTAAGTCACGGAAGGGTGGCGATACCTGTTAAGGAGTTCGCACGCCAGCGTCACCTGACTTTGAGGGAGCAATGGGAACTGATGAACCCGCAATGGGTTGGGACATATTTCGGCATGAGAGGCGAGGACTTGTATGCAAGCCGGAGGCCAAGTTTGGCGAAGGCCGTCAAGCAGGCTCAGGAAGATGGCAGCTACGAGGATTTCATCAGTCAGTTCTGGATAGTTAGCGACGAGCACAGGGATGCCATCTACCGCATTAAGCAAAGGCTGGAAGACCTGCAAACAGAAGCAGGAAAGCTGCGCGACAGTATGTTTGGCATTGAGCTGAAGATTAGCAAGGTAGAGAGCGACATCCACTATCAGCGTTATACCGCTTATTACTATGAGGGTATGAACGTACACGAATGCTTGACAACGTTCAGGTGCCAGTATGAGGTGCTTAGAGCACAATTGTCGGAGGTGCAAAGGAAGACCGACAGAATCAAGGAATTTATTAAAAATACATCTTTTTAACTATGGCAAAGAAGAAACTACCATTTATAAGTGTAGAACTAATTCCTAACGGATATAGTTTGAAATTTGAGGGCATGACTCAGCCAAATGGCTATCTGTATTTCTCGCCGGATAAACTACTGGATGGATTTATGATGCACATCGGGCTGGGAATGACTGGGCAACTCGATACATCGACGATGCAAGATTTCATTGTTGCCGTTTGCAAATGGAGTGATAACAAGAAGTGCGTCGATGAAATAGAGCGTCTGAAACTTGAAATGAAGATGCTGAAAGGGAAACGCGCTGCTTTGGCTCGTCGTTTGATAGACGAACGAAGGAGGCATAGGTCGCTGGCCGAAGACATCAATAGCTTGATTCACGAGCTGAAGGACTACCCAGACAAAAGCATCCGTGAACGATTGTCGAAGGCAATGAGGGGGCATACTAACCTGTTCGAGCTATCGCTCGACAAACTTAACGTAAGCGTGAGCGACTTCTTGAATGATGATGAAGAAGAAACAGATAACCAATAAATAAATTTAAGTATGGAATTTGAAGGTAGAATATCTATGGTGCTGCCGACCAGAACTGGTGAGCGGCAGGACGGTACGGAGTGGAAATCGCTGCCGTTTGTGTTTGAGTATTTCGAGAATCCGAGTGACCGATACCCTGACAGGGTGTTGCTCGAATCGACCGACCATGACATGATGCGGAAGATCGGGCAGTTTGTTGCGCGAGGCGGTGACAAGAAGGCTATTGTGAAGGACGGGCAGTGTGAACTGATTGGCGAGATTAAGTGCCGGTGCGGATGGAGCCATAAGGTTATTTCCTATAAAAAGAAGGACGGTAGCGGGGAAGGGCTTATGAATCAGATGCGGCCCTATAAGCTGGAGATTCTTTCTAACGCCGCTGACGCGGCTGGCACGGTGGCGCAGACGGTGCAGCAGCCGTTCCCACCTGTACAGCAGCAGGACGGCGACGATGACGATTTGCCATTTTGATTTGAGGGATTGTGGAGCGGCTGTTTGGTCGCTCCGCTTTTCGTCGCGGGAGAACCGCGACGCGCTGTTAATACATGAAGATATGGACAGGAGAGAGAAGGACAGGGAACGCTATTTGCGGCAGCGCGAGGAGCGTTTGCGGCATCAGCGTGAATACTATCAAGCACACAGGGAAAAGATACTCTTGATGAAGCATTTGAGGGGGTGTTTGACCTATGGAACTATACGAAAGAAATATGAGCGAACAGAACAAAATACCACTGCCAGGGGAGGCGGACGCGAAGCCACCGAAGCCTGACTTTCTGAAGGATGACAAATGGTTCGACGTAGATATTAGCGCGGACTTCCTTGACTTCACTGAACCGTACAAACCGCCGAGATATACGATGAAGCGGTTCGACATTCCGTTTGCCAACGTCGGTGAGTTGCACATCATATCAGGCAAGCCAGGCAACGGCAAGACTGGACTGATGTCGCAGCTGATGGTGACGCTGCTCTGTGGCAAATTCGGCAATACTGAGTATGCGTTGGCCGAAGAACGGCCACGGCCTCGCGTGCTATATATTGACACAGAGCAGGGCAAGGATGATACCATCGCCATCAAAAACCGCGTCTGCTCGTTGGCTGGTATTCCATACGACAGACCGCAAGAGCAGTTCAAGGTGCTGAGACTGCGCGACACGGAAGAGGCGAAAGAACGGTGGGCAAAAATTCTGAAAGCCATCTACATGGTACAGCCGACAGACATATTCCTTGACGGTCTGCTCGACATCGTGAAAGACTACAACGACCAAGTGGAGTGCCAGCCGATTATACGCAAGTGTATGATGACGGCGACGCACTACGACGCGAGTCTTTGGACGGTACTTCACGAAAATCCGATGGTTGACAAGCTGGTAGGTACGCTCGGAAGTATTGCACAGCGCAAGGTTGCTGAGATATTCACCGTTGTCAAGGTAAAGCAAGCCGACATGAAGGAGAACGACCGCCGCGCTGATCTGCCGGACATCTATTTCAAGGTGAAGCAGGTGAAAGCGCGTGGACGAGATGTTGACGACTGGCTGTTCCGATACGAGACGAACGTTGGCGGTTGGGGTCAGCCGGTGGAGCTGACTGACGGAGGTACAAGCGTGGTGAATGACCGCGAGATGCAATTCATAAAGGAGGCAGACAAACGGTTGAAAGACTTCAAATGGACTTCAGCAGGAGCGACGTACACCGAACTCGACCGCTACCTTCGTAAGAGCGTGAGCGGAAGGCGTTCCAGTGACCTGATTAACATCGCTATGGAGCACGGAATCATCTATAAGAGCGACAAAAAGAAATACCATTACAACGGACTAAAGGAGATGCCGAAGGATAACTCTCAGGATTTACCATTTGAAGGTCCGAGCGGTGGGGATGTACCATTTTAATATCTAATAAAAAACAAAATAAACCATGACAAGAAATGAATTTTTCCTAAGAGCCATTTTAAGCATGGCATCAAATAAAGGTTATACTGAAAAGTATGTACATGAAATCTCCTGCGATGACATTATTGAAGATGCATTACGTTTGACATATAAAGTCGGTGTCAGAGACTATGATGATAATGAAGGAATTTTTGGTTTTGACGATGACTAAAAGAATTATCTAAACAGATTCCCACCGCATAGCCCCTCGCACCCCACACCCCCACCCCCTATATTATATAGGGGGATGGGGTGTGGAGGGATGCAAGCGGCAAGCGGGCGACGCGCGTGTGCGCGTTTTGGTTTTTCATGTTATCCATCCTTTGCAAAGATTTCGCTAAATGTTTGCAAAGATTTCGCTAAATGTTTGCAAAGAATGCCGAAAATATCAGATGACGTAGTAAGGGCGGTGACAGAGGCCGCGAAGATTGAAGACGTGGTTGGCGACTTCGTGACACTGCGGAAGGCGGGCGTAAACTTGACGGGGCTGTGTCCTTTTCATGACGACAAGAACGACGGCAACTTCATCGTGAGGCCGTCGACGATACCGGCGGCGAGACACGGCAACACCTACCGCTGCTTTGTATGCGACAAGAAGGGCGGGCCGGTACAATTCCTGATGGACGCGGAGCGGATGACATTCCCTGACGCTATCCGATACCTCGGCAGAAAGTATTGCATCGAGGTTGACGACGTACCGATGAACTGGACACCGCCACCGCCAAGGCCAGTACCGCCGCCACCTCCACCGTTGGAACTGCCGAGAAGTTGGGTGAAGAAGACGATGAAGGTAGACTACAATCAGAACATCTTCACTTATTGGTTCGCCCTGCTGCCGTGGAACGACGCACAGCGGGAGACGGTCAGTCAGACGTTGTGGGAGTATTGTGTTGGCGGATGGAAGGACGGGCGCGTGGTGTTTTGGATGATTGATGTCGACGGGAAGCCGAGGGCCGCGAAGCTGATGGCTTATAAGGATGACGGACACCGTGACAAGACGGCACACCCAGGTTGGATATACAACCAAGACGGGTGCCGGCAGGCTTGCAAGCCCGACGAGCACACAATCTTGAAGCCGTTGTTCGGCAGTCACCTGTTGAAGCGATACCGAAAGGCGCACGTCAACATCGTTGAGAGCGAGAAGACCGCCTTGGTCATGGCGAACTACTATGGCGACTTCGAGCATTATCTGTGGTTGGCTTGTGGTGGCCTGAAGCACATGACGCTCGAAAGTATGCAACCGCTGATAGACCTTGGTAGGAAGGTGTGGCTGTGGCCAGACAAGGACGGCGTGAGCGACTGGCAAGAGGTGGCCGACAAACTCGGCAGCGAGAATGTGCAAGTCTATACACGATTCATTGATACGTGCTGGACTGATGAAGACGGCGGCAAAGCCGACGCTGCTGACATTGCCATCCGCATGATGCGCAACCCTGACTTTGTGCCGCGAGAGATACAGACAGAGACCAAGAGCGCGACCGACTCAAAATCTGCGGACGGCCTACCACACGGCGCGACCCTTGACTCTCTGCTTGCCATCGACGAATGGGTGGCCATTCACGAAGACGAGCCGTTCGTTGACCCCATAGAGTTGCAAGACCAACGGGTGAGGGAATGGCGGGATATACTAAGACAACGATACAATTTTAACAAGACAAGATATGGAAGAAAAGTTTGAACCGATGGGCACCAAGGTTGCACCCTGGGCAGCGGTGGTGTGGAATGCGGTATGCGAAGCACTGAATACCGACACGTACCACCTGCTCCAGCAGTTCATCTACGCCATGATTCGAGGGGCCAGCGAGCAGCATGAGAAGTCGCCGGAGATTGAGCGGCTGATGCAAGCCCTCGACCTCGATGCCGGTTGGCAGAACGCCATCAACCTATGTGCGCCGAACGGTAAGCTGTCGATAGCGCAGATGATTCTCATCGTGGAACAGGAAGGAAAGAAAGGATTCGGGGCTGTGATGCTCGACAAGCCGTTTATGGGCGAATGTCGGCAGACGGAGAACGTTGACCAGATATTCGAGCGGCTGACTGAGGTCATCTTCAAAAGAACCTATATGAAGCTGCGCGAGGCTGGGCGCGTGATGAACGTGAAGAGTCAGCGGGAACTGTTGGAGACGATGGCCGACGGTCTGATACTTCAGGAACTCAATGAAGCGTTTGCCAACGAAATGCCAGGCTACGGAGAGCATGCCGACAATGGCCGACCCTACGGATACGGCAAGAAGACCAAGGCCAAGCAACGGCGAACACCCGACAGCGTGGCACAAGACCAGCGTATCAAGTTCGACGACTACGACCGCGAGGTGGCCGACTACGAGGCCGAAGGTTGGGAAGGTGAGATTAGCGGCTGCGACCGTGACATTGATGATGAACTGTTAACGAGATTCAAGGACGATGATTGACGTAAGCGACTACAAGCTTCCCAAGCAGGAGCAGCCGAAGAAGAAACCGAAGGCCGACCATGCGACGTTCGAATATATGAAGTCGTTGCCGTGGCGACCGTTTGACGTGGAATGGTGAGCGTATGAAGAAGAAAGAACCCACTCATTTCGTCAATGCCGAGATGATGGCCGACTACTTGGACGAGCACAACGGCGAACTGCCGCACGAGTCCGACAACCGGGAACAAGACGTGCTCAACTACGGATGTGCCAGTATCGACGACATCGACAAACTCATCAAACACATGTATGGCGACGTATGAGCAAGAAGGAATACCGACGGCGACCTGAGCATCAAGCACTGTTCAACTCGAAAGAGTGGCGAGACATCAGGCAGTTCACATACGAACGAACGGGCGGACTGTGCGAGCGTTGCCGTGAGGAAGGGCAAGAGTATGGTCGCAAGATTGGCGATGCCGACCTTGCACGCGACGGTTGGATAACGCCTGGTGTGGATTGTCACCATGTGATACCTTGGGAAACGGGGCGCACGATGGAAGAGGTCAAGCGGTTGTTCTTCGACCGAAACAACATCCGTCTGCTTTGTATTCCCTGTCACATCAAGACGCACCAGGAACTCAAGAGCCATGATGCCGAGACTATCAAAGAGCGCAAGGCCATAAAGCGTGAGAGATTCATGGAGAGAAACGATCCAAACTATAAACCACAAAAAGATTAAAGATTATGCCAGTGGGATTTTCATGGAACTTAGGCGAGTACGCCTTCAAGAGTGCGGACATCAACACCGCATTCGAGGTGACGGGCCTGGCGGAGCTGTCGAAGAAACTCGACGCACTGCTGCTAAAAGACCCGAAGATGGAGAAGAAAATACAGCACATCATCGGTCGGGCACTGCGCAAGGCCGAGAAGTCGCTGGAGAAGTATGTCGATACGAGCGTGCTGAAGAGCGACCCGCGCCACGCGGCGAAGGCTATCAGGTACACAGTGTATCGGCGCATACTCGGTGGTAACCTTAACATCTTGCACGGCAGGCAGCGAGGTGCGGCGACGGGTTACACACCTGAGCGACACCCGTCATCAGGTCGGGGCGGCAACCGCAAGACCCGCAGTGAGCGCACTATACGCATGGAAGGCTACGAGGGTGTTGACCGCTCGTTCATTCTTCGCTTCCAGAATGCTGGTGCCCGCAAGGGTGGCGGCATCCGTCAGCTTGGTAAGACGAACATGAAGGTTGATGAGCATCGCGCAAAGGTTAGGCGAGGCATTCAGGGCGGCGACGTGAACAAGTATGGTAAGACGGTAAACACTGGTAGCCGTGGCCGCCTTGCGGCCCGCAACTGGTTCGGCAGCATCTCTGACTACTACATGATGGAGGTGGCAGAAACCATCGAATATGAGGTGGACAGAGCAATCTCTGAGGTGTTCGGTAATGGTTGACCAAACCTTAACGATTTGTTAAAATTTAGTTAAATTAACCCCCATATAGGGTCATTTAACTTTCGAAGCCCAAACTTCCGAAAT